CGCAGAAGACGACCTCCTAGACGCCAGTGTGGTGAATGAAAAGGAGACGCCAGAGCAAACCCGCTCGCGCACCGAGACGCTTGCGCTGGCCGGTCAGCGGGCGATGGTGTTTCCGACCGAGGCGCTGCTGTGTGAGTGGCGGCTTAGGATTGCAGCGCTTGCATAAGCGCTGTTGAGGCGGCGTTGAACGCCTTGGCGCGGCGCATCTTGTCCGCAGCCGGGATCATGTCAAAGAGCGCCGCCAGCTCTATAGCAGCGGGCGACAGCTCTGACGGCGCCTTGATCGCATGGGTGGCGATCATCGGTCCCTCGCCGGTCAGCAGCCACTGAGAATTCACCCGCAGGTAAGCCGCCACTGCCGTGTGGCTGGCTGTTCCTAGATTTTGGTCGCGACCTTTTGCGTCGTTGATGACCATGCCGATGTTCTGGACAGTAACTCCAGCGACTCGCGCAACCTCTTTTCTTGTGACTTGTTGCCCAAGCGTGTCGCTTCGGGCATCCATTGCTTGCTGAAGTCTTTCGCCATACATGCTCAGAGAGTACGGCGTTACATGTAAATTTAGTTGTTTCATAGAGAGTAAACATGGTTACAATGGTTTCCATGAAAAAAACTCGAGCAATCAAGCTGCTGGGCGGGACGCCAAAGCTCGCGGCGCAAGCGATGGGCTACGTGTCGGCTCACGCCATCTACATGTGGCCGATCAACCTTCCCCAATCGACCGCCGACCGGGTGCGCGGCGTGGTTGCCCGAACGGCCGCGAAGCCAGCGGCTAACAAATCCAAAAGTATTCAGGCGGTAAGTCATGAATGAATCATTACTTACTACAGCAGAAAAAGCTAGAAACGCGCACAGCCGCGTTTTGCAGGCCATGCAATCGCCTGGGAAAGGCGGCGCTGTTGCTGCTGCCTTGGGCGTTTCTGACAGCACCGTGAGCCGCACAAAGACCGACCACTTACAGCCAGTGCTTGACCTGCTGTACACACTGGGCTTCAAGATCGTCCAGCAAGACAGCCGGTGCATTGACGCGGCGACCTATGACTTTTTGACAGCCAAACACGCTCATGTGATGCGTGTCGCGCCGCATTTGATCTGGGCGGCTGACGAATGAGCAGCATCGCCCAAGCCCACCCCGGCAATCCGCGCAGCAACGAAGTGATGCCCGGTCTGTCAGCACGCGCACAGGCATTGCTCGCACCACGCCACCACCCGCAATTCACCCGCGCTGTGCCCAGCGTGCCGGTCAAGAAGGCAGCGCCATGAAGTACCTCGCCCGCGCCGCCCGTTTCATCCGCTTCGCCTTCCTTCACCGCTCGCTGTCGTCCGCCTTGTGGATTGATGCGCTCGAAAACTTCACCCCAAAGCACGGCAAATGAAAAACGAACTCTCCCTTGTCGCACAGAACGACTCCGTAATCATCAGTTTGCAGCGCGCCAGCATGGCGCTGGCCGAAGCCAAGACGATTCAGCACACCAAGAAAATCATCGATGTGTCTGCCGCCGCCGAGATTTACGCCAAGCGTCAGCACCTGGGCGTAGCTGCTGTTGCGATGGCGACCTCTATCAAGGTGGAAGCGCTGCGCAAGCTGGGCGAAATGTTGAAGGCCACGCCAAAAGCAAAGGGCGGTCAACCGTTTCAAAAGTCTACCGGTTCAACTTTGGTACCGGTAGAAAACCAAGCGGAAACCCTCGCTGAACTCGGTATCGACAAGAGAACCAGCTCAGTTGCGCAAGCGTTGGCGAATCTCTCAGACGAAGCATTTGAAGAGGTTCGCGAAGGCAATGAGACGGTTTCCAAGGCCATCGCCAAGGTCAAGGAACACAAAGAAAAAGCTGTACCTGCCAAGCCCGCCAAACCAGCAGCGCAAACACCAGAGCCAGCCTCAGACAGCCAAGAGCTGAAAGAGGCCGCGCACACCATCAACCAGCTCGCCGTCGAGAACGAGCAACTGCGCGACCGCCTTGCTGTTGAGCAGATGGACGTGAGCGAAGAAGGCAAGGGCGAGGCCGCTCAGATCATCGAAGAACTGCGCCACCAAGTCAAAACGCTCGAGGCCGAACTGGACGCCACGAAGTCTTCACGCGATGGCTACCAGCGCAATAACTCTGAACTCATGAAGCAGGTTCGGATGCTCACCAGCCAGCTCAAAAAGCAGGAGGCTTGATATGGCCGCGCTTGAACTGTTCGACTACCAATCTGGCATTTTGGACCTGCTGCGTGCCGGGTTCAAGCAGGGCCACTCTGCACAAATGCTTGTCGCACCGACTGGTGCGGGCAAGACTGAGATGGCAATCGCGCTACTGCAAGCAGCGGCAAAGATGGGCAACAAAGCCGCGATGCTGTTGGACCGCATCGTGCTGTGCGACCAGACCAGCCAGCGCTTGCAGAAGTACGGCATCGACCACGGTGTGATGCAGTCAGGCCACTGGCGCTACCGCCCTTACGAACACATTCAGGTGTGCAGCGCGCAGACGCTGGAAAAGCGCGGTTCGTTCCCTGGCCTGAAGCTGCTGATCGTTGACGAGGCGCACCAGACCCGAAAGCAGACCGTCGAGTTCATCAAGAACAACCCGCATGTTCGTGTGGTCGGCCTGAGCGCTACCCCATTCACCAAGGGTCTTGCTTCGATCTACGGCAATGTCATTTCCAGTGTCACCACGCAAGAACTGGTGAACCGCAAGCGCCTGGTTCCCCTGCGCGTCTTTGTCGCCAAAGAAATTGATATGGACGGCGCGAAGAAGGTGGCTGGTGAATGGGCGCAGGACGAAGTGACCACGCGCGGTATGCAGATCACAGGCGACATCGTGGCTGAGTGGGTCAAGAAAACCCATGAGGTCTACGGTGGGCCGCGCAAGACGGTGGTGTTCTGCGCTGGCGTGGCGCACGGTGCCGATCTGGCTCAGAAGTTCGCGGAAGCTGGGTACAACTTTGTCAGCCTGTCTTACAAGGACGACGACCAGTTCAAGCAAGACGCGATTGCGGAATTTGCAAAGCCTGGAAGCCCGATTCACGGCTTGATCGCCACCGACATTCTGACCAAGGGGTTCGACGTGTCGGACGTGGAAATCGGCATTTCAGCCCGCCCTTTCAGCAAGTCGCTCAGTTCGCACATTCAGCAGATGGGCCGCGTGATGCGCAGCCACCCCGGCAAGGAATTCGCTCTCTGGCTGGATCACAGCGGCAACTATTTGCGCTTCCGCGATGAATGGGACGAGGTTTTCGAGAACGGCGTTCAGACCTTGGATGATGGCCGCGAAAAGACCAAAAAGGAGCCGACCCAAAACGAGAAGGAAGCCGCGAAGTGCCCCAAGTGTTCGCACTTCTGGCCTTCCAACTCCGACACCTGCCCAAGCTGCGGACACGTTCGTATGCGCCGCAACGATGTTGATTCGGTACCCGGTTTCATGGAAGAACTGACCGGGGACAACTTGGCAAAAGAGCTGAAGCGCAAGTGGCTGGCAGAGCTGAAATTCATCTGCGAGCAAGAGGGCTACAGCTCGGGCTGGACATCGCACAAGTTCAAGGAAAAGTTCGGTTCGTGGCCGAACGGTATTCAGGTTGACCCGGCACCAGCCACGGCAGAAGTTCAACGTTGGGTTCGTTCGCGCCGGATCGCCTGGGCTAAAGCAAAGAAGGTGGCCGCATGACCACGTTCGTTGATTTTTGCCGACTCCATGGCGTGTTGGTTGACCAAGTTCCTGCCCTGGGGACGTGGAAGCGCTTTCGCACCGATGACAAACCGCAACACCGCAACGGCGCGGTGAAGTTCATGGGCGACCATGGCTTTTGCCAAAATCACGCGAGCATGACCGAGGTGGCGGTGTGGCGTGCTGAGGGCGTATCGGCCATCGCCAAGCAAGAAATTCAGCGCATCGCCCAAGGTGCCGCCGAAGATATCGCGCGCAACCAGAAGCGCGCAGCAGATCGCGCTGCCGAGATCCTGCGGGCGTGCAAAACCAAGCGCCACCCGTACATGGAATCCAAGGGCTTCCCCGAGGAATCGGTGAACGTCTGGACCAACGATACCGGCGAATTCATGGTGGTGCCGATGCGGATCGGGCGCGATCTTGTCGGCTGCCAAACCATCAGCACAGACGGCGAGAAAAAGTTTCTCTACGGTCAGCGGTGCAGCCTTGCTGAATACGTTTTCACGGCTGGCAACGGCCCGCACATCGTTTGTGAGGGCTATGCCACCGGCCTATCCGTTCGCCTTGCTATGGCCCGCCTGAAGCGCCCGTATGCCCTGCACGTGACCTTCAGCGCCGGGAACATGAAAAAGATCGCCAGCAACTTGCCCATGGGCATCGTGATTGCCGACAACGACGCAAGCCTGACCGGCGAAAAGACCGCGAGGGAAATTGGTTGGCCTTACTGGATGAGCGATGTCGTCGGAGAAGACGGTAACGACTATCACCAACGCGCAGGGCTTTTTCAGCTTTCTCAAGGATTGACCAAGGCTTTTATGGAGCTGCGCAGGGTGAAGTGATTGAACAGCCTGCACGGGCTTTAAGCGTGCCGCCTGGATGCGTCGGAATAGCAATAACGACAGGCGCCAGGGGATAGCTGAACTGTGGGATTGGGGCTGAGATACAGCAAGGGGTGGCGAAGCCAGAGCCCCTGCCCCGAACGTCTGGCGGGTCTATGCGGCTCCGAAAAGCAGTGTAGTGAAGGCTCACCTAGGAAGGCTGAGTCTTGCTCACCAAAAAGCAGATAAGGAAGACAGGGGATAGGACAGAGATGACAGAGAAAGTAAGTGACAGGGACTTACTGCTTAGAGCAGAAGCCCGCGAATTGCTCAGACATCGGGCCGCTGGCGGCTCAGACGACTACATAAAAAAGAGGGCGACTGTGGTGGATCAACTTTACGGAAAAGGCTCACGCGAGCTGATACGGGAAATCTTGAAAACGATGAAGGAGACCGGCGAATGAGCGACCGAAGCCAACAACCCGCAGCACTCAAGCGCCGGATTGCGGTGCTGGAAGGCCAGCTCGCGGCCGAACAGGAGCGCTCAGAAAAAGCATGGTCCGGCTACCGCACTGCGCTTTATGAGTTGGTCGAAGTCAAGCTGCGCATTGATGCGGTGGTGCGCGCGGCGAATGGGGAGTCGGTATGAGGCGAGCGGCAAGGATTGACCTGAACCATGGCGAAGTGGTTGATGCACTGCGAAAAGTCGGCGTGTCCGTTGTCTCGCTCGCATCGGTGGGTAACGGAATCCCCGATTTGCTCGCGGCCAAACACGACAAGGTTTGGTTGATCGAAGTGAAGGGGCCAAAAGGCAAGCTAACCCCCGCGCAAATCGAATTCATGGCGACTTGGCCGGGTGTTGTCCACATCGTCAGATCACCAGAAGAAGCCTTGCGGTTGGTGGGGGTGCAATGAGAAACACCTACTGCTTATCCGCAAATCCCGTGGAAGCCCACAAGTCGCTAGCAGGCAAGGTGTGGCAGCACATCAAGGCCCTGACGGTGGCCGGGCACCGCGTGGACGTGACTGTCAAGCCAGCAAAGCGCAGCAACCCGCAAAACCGCAAGCTGCACGCGATGCTGGGCGAGATCGCAGCGCAAACGGAATGGGCCGGTGCAAAGCGCGACAGCGAGACGTGGAAGCGATTGATGGTGGCGGCATGGTGCCGTGCCACGGGCGACACGGTTGAGTTTCTGCCCGCACTGGACGGCAAGGGCGTGGACATCGTTTTCAGGCGCACCAGCGACATGACACGGGCCGA